TATATCCAGATATAGTCAATCCTTATGTCAGGATACCCACAAATAGCGTACAGATGGCGTCCCGCATAGGCTCTCAAAAATGTCAATAGGTATTTATACTCATCCCCCGCAAAGCAGTACAAATGTACTAGCGATTGGTACTACCTCGCGGGCATCTTGTCAAGGTACGGATAACCGAACCTACGATGGTGATAGTACATGTGTACTACCCCGCGTTGGTACTATAAAAAAAGTCTTTTGTCAATAGGTATAAATACTCAAAGTGTTATTTTGGTATAATGTGACTACCCTACGGGGTAAATGACTGTGGCCACGTAGAATATACCCCACAGAAAATTTTGTAAAAATTTAAGACCTATTTCTTTCTCCATATCCTGTTGAGATGCTGTCTTTGCAACTCTGTTCTTATTTCGGCTAAGGTTTTTAGTGGCCAACGGTTAATTTTTAGCGATACTCTAAATCTTTTATACCATCTACTCTTCTTCAACCTTTGCCATGCTTGTTGTATAGTCATGGTCGTACAGTACGTAGGTGCTATAGTGTAGTAGTAGGGTGGTAATATACAGTACGAGCGTGTTCCTCGTAGGAAGAGGGAGTTTTACGTCCCTCTTTGACCGCTGTTTCCACCCACGAGGAGCACCACTTCCCCGTGTCTTATGTAGGGGTTACTTACATCCAAGTCATATCAGTGCCGTTAGCGAGGCCCCTAGCCTCTTTACGTTGGTCTAAATCCAACCCCAACACCATATGGTTAGCTTCAGCTTGAGGGTCATCCATCCAAGCCTCTAGGTGGTCTAACCACTCATCTCTTTTCCTGTCTTTTATTTGTTGTTGAGCAGAGATTGCGAGGGCATCTGTAAACCATTTAACGCCTTGGGCGAGAGAGTCGATTCTGTCATCATGTCTAACAGCTCCTTTTTCTCTGCACATTCTGCTGATTTGGTAAGCAAGCATATATTGGAATCTATTTTCAGTTGCCTCATCTTCATTACTTTTATAATCCCACGTAATGACGGAAGGATCAATAACAAGCCTATGCTGGTTAAAGACAGGCTCAAGGCTATCAATAATACGGTGTTCTTTGCGGACATTAGCTCTAGTCTCCTCTATGTCTATGTTTGTTTTTGTCGTCTGGCAATGCTTTCTAAATAGCTCTGATACAATACCATCGCCAAAGTTGCTCTCGATGAGCAGCGTACTCGCATCATACTTTCTACATCTCCTAAGTATCTCTAATAATGTATGGTCGCTATAACCGTCTCTAGAGGCGTAAACCTCGTGTAGGTATATAAAACCATTCAACTGTGATAAGAAGCATGCTACAGTCTCGTCTGAGCCCCTTCCAGAGGGGTCTACGCTGCATATTGTTTCTTGATATTCTAACCACTCTCCTTGAGTAGTCATAGGACTGTAGTAGTAGTCTCCGGGAAGCCCCGCACATGGCAAGTCTTTTATTAGATTGCGTGGATCTGAGCACCATATAATGTTTTCTGGTGCGTGTGTAGGGTTTACGGGTGTAACTATTAGGTCTGCAAACTTTAATGGGAACTTTTCTGCGTCAGATAACGTAGTATCTAGCATAAACTGCAACATAAAGTTACTACGTCCCATAGATGCCTCTCTTTCTAACAGGTCTGACTCTTTAAAACGTGTATCTGTAGGTTTCCATGCCATATCACCCTGTTCTAGGTCTGCAACTAGCTGTGGAGCTAACAAACCATCGTACATAGCAATCTTGCGGGGGTATCTAGCTGGCCAAACAAATGGTCTATAGCTACGTTCTCGTAGTTTATTGTATACAGTAAAAGTGGTTTGAGGAGTTCCCAAGAACATAATCCTAGAATCAGACTTAGGAGTAAGGATAGACTCACATTCAGTAACCAACTGTAAAAGTTTTTCACGTTGTAGTTCAGTCATACTGTTGTTTGGTACTTCAACATCGTCTAGTACCATCAGGTCAGCTCTAGATCCTGTCAGCTGTCCTGTAATACCCACAGACTTTACTGAGGGTGCTTGGTGCGGTGCTGCTGGCCCCACATCAAATGATATACGTGACCATCTTTGGTCATCGTTTTTAGGTTTTAGTTGTGATAACCAAGGTACTTCTAGTATTAGTCTTTGACAGAAGATTGAGAATGAGTCTGCTCTATCTTTTGAAGCAGAGACGACCATAATCTTTTTATCTGGGTTATTGAATAAAGTCCAAAGGACAAATGCAGCAGTAATCCAAGACTTACCAACGCCACGAAACGCTTGGATTTGTAATCTTTTTGGGCCATGTTGTAGATACTCAGCGATACATAATTGTGCTCTTGTAGGAGCTGGTAGGTTTAAGTGTGTCCAAACAGCAGTAAGAAAATACCTAAAGTCCTGTTGGAGTTGTGACTCTATAGTACTCATTGTGCTCCAAATAGAATCGTCTCATCATTCATTATATTTACTTCTTCTTTACGTCTGTCGTATAATCCCGGCATAAACTCACCGTTACGGTAAGTAAACTTTTGCATCATTTTTTGTATTTGACTAAGATCACCGCTTTTTACTGCCTTACGGAGGTTAGGATTTTCGGGTGCATCAATTACATTTGGCCCAAGATTGTACATAAATGAAATCATACCAGCTTTTTGAGTTGGTGTCATAGTATTATACACATCATAATCTTGTAATCTGTTATGAAATGTACGTACTTTTTCTTTTAGTAGTGGTATAGCTTGCTCCTTAGTCATGGTTTGACCCATTTCTACGGGTGTATCTTTGTCATAATACTCAAAACCATAACCTATAGTAGGATTACCTTTACCACCAACTAAGTAAGACTTAGATCTAAATTTTTCTTTGTCTGCTATAAACTTTGTTACAGCGTCAAGCATAACATCATCATTATTAGATGTTACAGTCGGGGTCTTTTCGCTCATAATTTATACTCATGTCATTTAGTCCCTTAACATCCGAGGGTATTATTTTTACACTCGGTTCATTACGCCATTCTTCACAGAAATCACATAGCTTGTTGTACTTTTCAACAGCGTCATCTACAGCTTTCTTAGCTTTATAGTCTACGTATTGAGGTTCTATCCATAGCAAAAACCACACCATAGCCCAACGTAAGGGCCTAGGTGTAGCATATGCAATGTCTTTAAGTTCCTGTAATAGCAATTTGTTAGGGTTAAATAGTTTGTTCATTTAATCCAATTTAGTATTAGGTTTTCTCGTAGTGGGTTTGGTGGAAAGTTGTTCCTAAACCACACTAACCAGTTCATACTTCCTTTTTCTTGATTACATTTTCTACAGGCTGGAACACAGTTGTAAGTATTGGTAGTACCTCCCAAACATCTGGGATGTACATGGTCAATGGTAAGATCAAATTCATAATGTTTTTGTCCGCAATAAATACATTCATAATTGTTTGCCTCCTTAATAGCTTTTCTCCATAAACGTTTAGCGTCTCCTGATGTCATAACTATTAAGTTTTGTGTGTAATGTTTATAAGTAGGAAGTACTGGTATCATTTTTTAGCACGATTTCTTGCTCTGTTTGTTGATGGATTTTCTCTCACTAATCTTCCTGACTTAGTGTGTGAAAAATCCTTACCGCCTTTGCCGTCAGCCCCCGCTTTCCTACGTGCTTTTCTGAGTGCCACCCTGTAGGCGATATTCTCAGGTTTTTTGTTACGTTCTCTGTTGGTTGCGTTTTTCTTTGCTCTGGCTTTTGCATTATCTCTGTAAAATCGTGCAGTTCTTTTGAGTTTACTACGTGGTAGTTTTCTAGGAGCCATGTTTAATTACTGATTTTTGTACTGTGTCAAAATCAACACTTGGCATAATATCGGCTAGTTGTGATAAAGGTGACGTGTCAAACGCTACACCTGTAATATCATTTTTATAGAGCCAATCAGCAGCAGCTTTTAGGTCAGCGGTAGTAGCTTCACCGCTACGTATTCTGTCTATAAGCTCAGTTGTAACTAACTTATGTAGTTCGTTAAACTGTTCTTCTCCTGCTCTTTTCATTCAATGTCTAGTCCTTTTTTAACTATCTGTAGAGCTTTATCATCAAGCTCATTATCTGTTGATTCGACTAATTTTTCAAGAAGATCAACTACAAACTGTTTAAATTTTTTACTTTTTAAACCAGTGAGAACGATTGGCTTTAGTAGTGCTAACATCTTTTTTAGGTAGTAATGATTGTATTGGTACGATGTCTTGGCACATGTGAGCTACACGTGAGCCGGGATATATCGTAAAACCCTTTTGTTGTAGTTCTGCACATTTAAGTGCACGAACAAGCTCGTAGTCAAGCCTCATCTTTTCTTCTTGTCTCTTAGATATTTCTTGACATTGTTTAGTCAAGTCACGGTTAAGTGGCACTGAAAAGTTTATTTGAAAGCCCCAGTTCTCTGATATAACATAACCTTCATCATCAAATGGTGAGGTATCATTACCCATATAAAAGGGGCTAAACGTCATTGTTGATCCATTACAAGATATGGCAGAACCATATTGTTGTCTAGACGGTGCTCCATTATTTTGAAATTGCACAGCCTGATTGGTAACATTTCCTGTTGCTGCTGCCACAGGGTTGGACGAGTTATTGGTGTCTCCTTCTGCATATATAGGTGTTATTGTGAGAATACAGAAAGCGATGTAGTAGTAGAGTTTATTGTATAGTTTGTTGTGGTATCCCATTGTTCTACTAATCCAGCTGATCTTGATGTGGTTTCTAGTGTCCAAGGTAGAGTTGTATCTGTTATAGTAAATGTAGTACCAGCACCAGATATATCGGCAGATGGTGTTACATTAGATCCATTCCAAGTCTTTACTTCAGCCCCAAAAACTTGACGCTGTTCTACTTCGGTTATAGTTTGTGTGGTTGTGGTCGTTGAGTTCATTGACCCTGTGGTAAACTGAGGCGTGACGGTATTAGCATATGCACTTGCAGGTAGCAGTAGCATAGCAATAAGTAGTTTTCTCATGTTTTTGGTTTGTCTTTGTCTTTGTTTTTTCCGTTACCATTGCCCGTAGACAGCCCGAAAGTTGCCAGCGCACCTGTAAAAATCGAGGCCACGAACGTAATATCGCCTGCTGTAGCTGACTTTTTAATCATTGGCAGCTCGACATAACTTAATGTAATAATGAACCCTGACCAGATAACTACACCTAAACGCACTGCTGCACCAAGTACCGCCATCTGTTCATCATGGTCATCTATGTTTTCTTTGAGTTTTTTTAAGAAACTTCTGGGTTGCCCTTTGATAACTTTATCTTCTTCCATGCTGTTTTAAGTATTGGTTTCATAGCTGTAACAACCCATTTAAAAGCTGCTGTTGCAGTTAGGGTTGCAGCTACAGAAACGACTGCTGTAGTAGAAGCCGTTATAAGTATTTCGTTTTCTGGTAAAGGCATTTTGAAGTCCGTAAACGGTATGTCAATCTGCCTTATGCCAGTAGGTGCTTCTTCTGTAGCCTCTGGTTCTGTGCCCTCTGGTTCTCTAAGATCACTAGGAGGCACTACCAAAGGTACATAACTAGGAACGTCAGCTGTTGGTAAAGGTATAGATATTGTTTTAAGTGGTATTGCATCTGGCAATACTATGGTGGGGATGTCCACTATGCTGCCTCTAACGCTGCAACCTTGGTTTCTAACACCTCGATTTTTGCAATCGCTTCCTGTAATGCAGCAGTAAGTAAAGGTACAAGTTTAGATTGATCTATTCCTTGATAAACTGGCTCGTTATTTTCATCAACTTCATCTTTTGTTCCTGTTACGGCTTCTGGTACTGCTGTAACTTCGTGAGCTAAAAATCCATCAACTGTTGTACTTGGATTTACTATCCAGTTAAATCTTGATGGTTTAAGAGTTTTTAATCTAGTAATTCCATCAGATATAGCGACAACATTTTCTTTAAGCCTATAGTCAGAAGTTGTATTATATGAAATTGAATTTTCTCCTGTTACACTACCAATTGCACTTCCATTTGCTTTAAAAAATTCAATAAATGAACCAGCAATTCCACCACTTGTTGCTGCTCGCAAACTTTGTAAACCTAAAACCCTAACATTATTTGAGCCGTTAGCTTTTATGTAACATGGACTTGTACTATGATTTGCAGAATTTATAATTGTTAGAGTTTCATTCGAACTTGTTGTACCTATACCAACTCTTCCAGACGAATCTATACGCATACGTTCTGCTATAGCTGCTGTACCATCTGTTTTAGTTTCAAATATTAAAACAGCACCTCTTTGCCCTGATGTGGAACCTGCAGCTTGTGCTTTAATGCAAGCCATATCTTTATGACCTGAGTTTTGGTATTTTCCAACAAAATGAATGTCTCCAATACCGCCAGTGTCAACATTTTGATTATCACCTAATAAAAGCTGACCACGCCTTGTTCCAGAAGATTCAATTACCGCTAAGATCGTAGAATCTGAACCAGCACCCAGTTGGTCTGGTGTAGTAGTTCCAATCCCAACGTGGCCAGACGAATCTATACGCACTCGTTCATTAGAACCTGAACTACCTCCATTAGTGTAAAAGAATAGATCACCAGTATCAGCTGCTGTCCTTTGTACACCTATTTGAGCTAAGTCCTCACTAGCATCATCATCTGTAAAACCTATAAATGAATAATCATTATTTGAAGTTCGATTTTTTATGGTTAAAGCAAATGCTCCCGAATTAGCTGTTTGAATTTGTAATGGAGAAGCTGCTCCTTTTGCACCAACAGCAGTATGACCAAGTAACATTCTTCCAGACGAATCTACAATTACGTTTGATTCACCATTTAAAGTATTAGCAGTACCAGAGCCAGTAATAACTCTGTTATCTGCGTTGTTGTTTATGGTTATAGATGGTTTTGCTGTGTTTGCTGCGATAGCTGAGTTAATAGAGTTAGCTAACTTAGCGTCAGTAACTGCATCGTCAGCTAGTTTTGCTGTAGTAACTGTTCCGTCAGCTAGTGCTCCTGTAACATAAAGTATACCACCCATCGAACCGTGTGAGGTGCATTGGTAGTATAGCAC